CCTAATTAACCCATATCGGCGGTGCTGCCCTTAACCGGGTGGCATCGCCATTCTTTTGAGCGAGGTGAAAAGAAATGCTTGTAACACTGGAAGAAATGAAAACCTACCTGCGTGTGGACTTCGATGATGATGACAGCATTCTTGCCGCCTTTATCGAAAGCGCCCAAAAACTCTGCATGGACGTAGCCCGTATCGAGGATGCGGATATTTTTGCCACCGAAGCCAACAGCCGTATTGCGGTGATGTATGCAGCGGCATATCTGTATGAGCATCGTGAAAAGGCCAACCACCACGAACTCACTTTGACCCTCCGCGCACTCCTCTTCGGTTCTCGCAAGGAGGTGTTCTGATGGATATCGCAGCTATGAACATCCGCATCACAATTCAGAAAAATGCTGTGGTCACCGACAAAATCGGCAACCGCACAAATTCCTGGGCGGACTATTATTCCTGCTTTGCCACCCTTAGTGACTCGATGGGTAAAAGCAATGCCGAGGACGCTGTGGCGGGTCTGATCGTGGACACTTCCGACATCAGCTTTACCGTCCGCTTTTGTAAAAAAGCTATGGCGGTCACCACCACAGGCTACCGTATCCTTTGGAACGGTGAGGCGTACAACATTATCAAAATCGACCATTTGAATATGAAGAAACACGCTCTGAAATTCAAATGCGAGAAAGTGAGGTCTTGATATGGGAAGTACAGTTCGTATTGACCAGATGGCTGATGCCATTATGCAGGGTCTCAATGAGTATGCCGAACTTGCCACCGAGGATATGAAAAAGGCTGTGAAGGCAGCCAGTAAGACGGTGCGAAAGGAAATCCAGGCGGGCGCACCACAGAAGTCCGGTGCTTACAGTAAAAGTTGGGCGGTCAAAACCGTGCGTGAAACCGCCAACAGTCTGGAACAGACCGTTCACTCCAAGAACCGCTATCAGCTTGCGCACCTTTTGGAACACGGTCATGCCAAGCGTGGCGGCGGCAGAGTTTCCGGCAAGGCGCACATTGCTCCTGCAGAGCAGATGGGCATCGAACAACTGGAAGACGCAATCGAAAAGGCTCTGGGAGGTTAATCACATGGACGAACTTTTGCTTATGCTGGGTGAAATGCAGATTCCCTTTGCCTATGACCATTTTGCTGAAGGCGAATCACCGGACCCACCCTTTATTTGCTATCTGCTGCCCGGCAGCAATAACTTCTCCGCAGATGGCAGGGTCTACTACAAAATCTCTGAAGTTCACATTGAGCTGTACACCGATTTGAAGGACTTGTCGGTGGAAAACGCTGTAGAGGCCGTGCTTGACAGCCACGGCATTTTCTATCAAAAATCCGAGGTTTGGATTGAAAGCGAAAGGCTCTACGAAGTCCTATACACTTTTGAAATGGAGGTCTGACAAATGGCAGATAAGAACAACAAGGTCAAATACAACCTTAAGAACGCGCACTATGCGCTCCTGACGATTGCCGAGGGCGGCACTGTTTCTTACGGCACTCCTGTCCCTATGCCCGGTTCTGTTTCCATCTCTCTGGATGCGAACGGAGAACCCGAAAACTTCTATGCGGACGGCGTTGCCTACTACGTCATCAACAACAATATGGGCTATGACGGTGATTTGGAACTGGCTATCATTCCTGAGTCCTTCCGCACCGATGTCCTCAAGGAAGAGTTGGATACCAAGGGTGTCCTCATCGAAAATGCCGATGTGGAACTGGCTTCCTTCGCACTCCTGTTTGAGTTCGATGGTGACCAGAAGCATATCCGTCACGTGCTGTACAACTGCGCCGCATCCCGTCCCGGCATTGAGGGTAAGACCAACGAGGACTCCCGCGAGGTGCAGACGGAAACCCTCACCATCAAGGCTACTCCTCTTGCCAACGGCATGGTGAAGGCAAAGACCGGCAATACCACGGACGCTACCGTTTATGCGGATTGGTACAAGGCTGTATACATCCCTGCGGTAGCCGATGATGACAATGGGGAGGGTTAATCTATGATGAAGCAGACTATCGAGATTGACGGCAAGCAGGTGCCTTTCAGGGCATCCGCCGCCATTCCTCGTATCTACCGCATGAAATTCCATCGTGACATTTACAAGGATCTGAGAGCCCTGGAATCCTCTATCGGAGATAACTCCGCAGAGGCGTCCGGGCTTGATATGTTTTCTCTGGAAATGTTCGAGAACATCGCATACATCATGGCGAAGCACGCTGACCCCACTATCCCCGACACACCCGAAGAGTGGCTTGACGGTTTCAATACCTTCTCCATCTACCAGGTGCTGCCTCAGCTGATTGAACTGTGGGGTCTGAACACGCAGACGGAAGTCGAGTCTAAAAAAAACTTCGCCCAACTGACCGCGAGATGACAACGCCGTTGTTTCTGCTTCGCTGCGTACAGCTTGGCCTGTCCATCCGTGACCTGGATCTGCTCACCATTGGTATGGTCAACGATATGTACGCAGAAAGCAGAAACGATGATGCGAAATACGCTACTCTTGCTACGCAGGAGGACTTTGATAAATTCTAAAGGAGGTGTCGCATGGCTAATCGTATCAAGGGTATCACTGTCGAAATTGGCGGCGATACCACCAAACTTACCGATGCCCTTAAAAACGTCAACGGTCAAATCAAAAATACACAGTCCCAACTGAAGGACGTGGAAAAACTTCTGAAACTGGACCCCGGCAATACGGAACTTCTGGCACAGAAGCACCGCCTGCTTGGGGATGCGGTTAAGGAAACCAAAGAGAAACTGGAGACGCTGAAAACCGCTGCCGAACAAGCGAACCAGGCACTTGCCAACGGTGACATCACCCAAGACCAGTACGATGCACTTCAGCGTGAGATTGTGGAAACAGAACAGGCTCTGGAACGTTTGGAGTCCCAGGCAAACGAATCCGCTACGGCTGTCCAGAAGATTGCCGCCGTGGGCGAAAAACTGCAAGGTGTGGGTGATAAAATCTCCTCCGCCGGTACTGCACTTTTGCCTGCAACCGCTGCTGTAACTGCACTCGGCACTGCCGCCGTGAAAACCGCGTCCGACTTCGACTCGGCTATGAGCCAGGTTGCCGCCGTTTCCGGTGCAACGGGTGATGACTTGGAGACTCTCCGTGACAAGGCCCGTGAGATGGGTGCCAAGACCAAGTTCTCCGCATCCGAAGCCGCCGAGGCCATGAACTATATGGCTATGGCAGGTTGGAAAACCGGGGATATGCTTGGCGGTATCGAGGGTATTATGAACCTTGCCGCTGCATCCGGTGAAAGTCTTGCCACTACATCAGATATCGTAACGGACGCACTGACCGCTTTCGGTCTGACTGCTGCCGACTCCGGGCATTTCGCCGACGTGCTGGCGGCAGCTTCTTCCAATGCAAATACCAACGTTGCCATGATGGGTGAAACCTTCAAGTACGCAGCACCTATCGCAGGTGCGCTCGGTTTCTCCGTGGAGGACACTGCCGAGGCAATCGGTCTGATGGCAAACGCGGGTATTAAGTCTACCCAGGCAGGTACTTCGCTCCGTACCATTATGACCAACCTCTCCGGCGAGGTGAAAATCTGCGGTGAGTCCATTGGTGAGGTTACCATTGCCACCACCAATGCGGACGGCTCTATGAGAGAACTCTCTGACATTCTTGCCGACTGCCGTGTGGCATTCAACGGTCTGTCCGAATCCGAACAGGCTGCCGCCGCTGAGACCCTTGTGGGCAAAAATGCCATGTCAGGCTTTCTTGCTCTTATGAACGCGGCACCGGCAGACATCGACAAGCTGAGTTCCGCCATCGATACCTGCAGTGGCAAGTCGGAAGAAATGGCAACCATTATGCAGGACAACCTGGAGGGGCAACTTACCATTCTGAAATCCCAGCTTGAAGAGTTGGCGATTTCCTTCGGTGAGATGCTGATGCCGGTTATCCGCAGTGTGGTTTCCGCCATTCAGACTTTCGTGGACTGGCTCAACGGTATGGACGAAGGCACGAGAAAAGTGGTTCTCGGCATCGGCTTATTCGTTGCCGCCCTCGGTCCCGTGCTTATTATTGTAGGTAAAGTCATATCCGCCGTAGGTACGATTATGACCATCGTGCCGAAACTGGCAGGTGTCATCAATGTGGTCAAGGGCGCATTTGCCGGATTGAACGCCGTGATGGCAGCTAACCCTATTTTGCTAATTATTATGGCAATCGCAGCTTTGGTGGCTGCGTTTATTTATTTGTGGAACAACTGCGAGGGTTTCCGACAGTTCTGGATCGACCTGTGGGAGAACATTAAGCAGGTGGCCATTGTGGTCTGGGAGGCAATTAAGAACTTCTTTGTTGCCGTTTGGGAGGCCATCAAATCCGTATTCCAGACGGTGTTTGAGGTCATCAAAACCCTGGTAACCACTTACTTTAATCTGTATAAGACCGTCATCGAAACGGTCATCAATGTAATAAAAACGGTAATCCAGACAGCCTGGAACTTCATCAAGGGCATTTTTGAAACGGTGTTCAATGTCATAAAAACCATTGTAACGACCTACTTTAATGTCTACAAAACCATCATCCAGACGGTCATGACGGTAATTCAGACGGTCATCTCCACGGTATGGAATACCATCAAAACGGTCATTACTACGGTGCTGAATGCGATAAAGACCGTATTCACTACCATCTGGA